AGGAGTTGCCTCTATAGTATGGTATGAGTGTGTTACAAGAAATGAAGACTGTGTGAAGAAAGAAAAATTGTGGCAAGATCTAATGGATGAGTACCCTATAGCTGATTATCCAGGTCTATACAACGAACATGGAATATTTAAGCCTGACGCATTTCGGGACTTATTAGGGTATTATGCGCCAGGGGATAAAGATAGATGTGATTCAGAGTGTCACGATCCAAAAGATGAGAGAACAGGACCTACTACCCCTCCTCAAGAATTTACAATATATTTATGTAATAGAGAAACTTGGGAGTGTACTGAGGACGGTGCGGTGACGTATACTGCGGAACAGGCTGAGCATGTCGCGCCGTACGCTACACATCCTTGGCTATACCGTAAGGATAGATGGGGAAATTGGAATATAGATATGAAGAGGTTTGCAGAGCAATTCTTAGACGGAAGCCTCTCTAAAGAAGATTGCGAAAAGGATTGTAACAAACCTCCATATGAATCAACAGGACCTCACGCACCTACTACCCCAGGAGGTACAGGAAACCTAACTTACTGGGTATGTAATTCTATAAAACCTTGTGTTAAGGTAGTAGAAAGTTTAAGTGATGTAATAGCTAATCATCCTATAGATTCTGAATATTTCCATTTGTATGGCAATAATGGAGTATTTATACCTGGAAGATATTTAGCTATGATAGGCGCTACAGCAACTGAGGCGGCATGTAATGAAAATTGTCCGGATGGTACCGGAACAGGACCTGGAGTTGCTATAACTCCTGACGGTCTACTTGGAACACCAGTCGATGATGCACAAGATACCGGCGGTGGCGAAACATTTGTAGGTGGGGGAATTACAAAATGGAAATGTACGGAAGGTAATTGTGTCGAAATCGATCAAAGTGACGATGATTATGATTCAGCTTACGCGGAAGAAGCCACGTGTCTAAGAAATTGTGCAGCTATCCGGGTTAATATAGATCCTGATAATAATGGAACACCTATAGGTGCGACAAGATGGAAATGTACAAATTCTGGATGTATTGAAATTGAGCAAGATGACGATGATTTTCTTTCTAACTCTTTTTCTTCAAAAGAAACTTGCCAAACTTACTGTACTCCAGTTAATAATATAATAGAGGGTCCCCCTATCGATTATGTTGAAGATTGGACTTATATAGGAGACGGCTATGATGATGCGTCTGAAGGATATTCTAATTTTCCTGCACCTACTAGATGGAAATGTACAACTGAAGGTTGTGAAAGTGTAGAATCATCTGAGGAGGGTTATGTGGGCGCCTTTACTACTAAAGACTCCTGCCAGCGTAACTGTCCAACTGGAGGGGGAGGAGATATAGATATTATTAGGTATTCTCCCGGTCAAGAGTGGATCCCAAAACCTGGAGGAGGACAAGGGGCAGATAAGACTAAAATATTCGATGGGGGAGTACTTGAATGTAATCCTGATTGTGTGTACACTCCCGCATTTAATATGCATTGGATTTGTGATTCTAGTATAGGGGATTGTAGACCTTGGGCAAATCCTCCTGAAGGAGAGGCTACTTACAGTACGTATAGTGAATGTGTAAGAAACTGTTTTAAACTATTAGATGATAATTTTAATAATATAAATGTAGATGATAGACCTTTATCATATTCAAGGTGGGTATGTGTTCAAAATATAGATGGAACGGCTAAATGTGCACTACAATGGGTAAATGATCCAAGCATTGGACATATACTTAGAAGTGAATGCGAATCTCGATGCTTTACGTGGACTAACTCCCCAGTAACATCACTAACAACAATTTCCCCTTCTTGGGGGTGGACATGTAACACAAAGACCGGAAATTGTGAATACATATTAGGAGGCAACTACGCAACAGAGGAAGAGTGTAGTATTATGGGATGTGGAAGATTTATAAATTCTAATATGGATGCTATAGGAACTATATCCCCTCCCCCTTCTTATGGATGGGAATGTAATAGTTCTATAGGAGTCTGTGAATATGTTCTAAATGGATCCTTTGAAACTCAGCAGAAGTGTGCTGAAAATTGCACGCCAGATATCTCAGTAAACTACACTTCTCCAGAGGTTGAAGGGTTTTGGAGATGGGTTTGTAGTAATGATTCCCAAGACTCTTCTTGTAATCTTGAAAGAGTTGGTGATCCTAATTTAGGAGATATTAATTACGATGTATGTTATACTCGTTGTGGTGATGGAAGTAATTCAGACGATTCTATAATTATAAATATAGATAGTTTAAATGGAATCGCAGACAGACCGGCTAGTTTTACAGAACTGACTACTGAAAATTCTACTGTTGGAGATAATGAGTTTTTATATGAAGAATTTTTAAATTTTCTAAATAATAATACAAATGAAAATGGATTTACAGGGCTAGATTATAATTTCTGTAAGTCTTTAAGTAGTTTCTTTACAGGATATCCATACCACTATGCGATTGTAGAAAAATCTAAATTTATAACATTGCTTAAAAATTCGATAAGCTCTACTAATCAAAATTTTATATATGTCTCGCCTACTGCATTAGTAAATGATTTTAAGAAGTTTATATTTAACATGAACAGTACTGATAGAATAGGTTTAAATATTAAATATCTACATCGTTTTTGGAAAAAATTCGAACGTAAATCGGATTCTATGGTTATTGCGGAACCTGCATATACATTAGATTCCCAAGGTAATATGATTACTACAACTTCAGACGATATTATCTTTCCAACTATACCAAATATTACAGAAAGTTTTGATGAACCCACATTGATGAACCTAGGTGATTTAAATGAGCCTATACAAGTAGAGAAACACGTTACCGATGATATTCTTCTACAGGAATCAAAAGAAAAATTAGAAAAGGCTGTTAACAGATTAGCATCTAGATGGAGAAAAGGATTAAATACAATCTCAAAAAGTAAGCCTTTAAAGGATCAGAGCTTCTTACCTTCTAAAATAGACAATATATCTGAAATTCTAGAAGGAGCTGATAGTGAAGATAGGGTTCTCCTTAGGAAAATTTCTGGAAATATTAACGATTCTAGAATATCCTTAAACCAGGATGTAGTTTTTAAAGTTCCAGATACTTTCGATGCTTGTAATTACTCAGTTACGGAATTTAAGATAGATTTTAGAACAAATTTATCTCTGTATTCTGAATCTTCTCCTATGGTATATGGAGCTATCTCCTTCCAAAGTAAAAATGGAAATATAACCACATACATAGAAGAAGAGGAAAGAAAGGATATAAATTTAGAATCTACGGATTCTGTTGTGATGTCCGTTATGAGAAAACCAAGAAGAAAAGGCTGACGTTAATTTATCCCTATTGCGAGTTCGCAATATCCTATATAATACAGTTATGAAATTCTCCGAATATTTACGTAAACTTGATGAGGGAAACCTTGGTCACGAGCTTGAGAAGCAAGAAAGAGCTAAAAAAGAAGCTGAAGATAACACTGTCAAGGAGCCAAGTGGTGAAACGATGTTAGACCCTCAGACAGGTAAGCCTTTTCCTAAAAAAGGTCCTTTAAAAGATTGGCAAGTACCAGCTCTAAAAGAAGATACGCAGATTGAGAAGGATGAGGAAGTTCCCGGTAAAGGTACCGTTCGAGCTAAAGATAAAAAGACGGGTAAAACTTCTACGACTGAAGTGAACATGCGCGGATCAGAAGTAGAGAACCAGCATGGTGAAACTGCCTCAGAGCACAGAGCAGGTCAAAGCAAGAGCGACCAGAACTTCGACGATCTTCGACATCCTATAGGTGATAGCCGCAGAAGAGGAGGGGCTAGAGCTAACCCTACACCTGCAAGAGGTAGCTTTAGTAATCTTCATAAAGATGCTGCTGCTAGAGATGCTGCTAAAAAGATAGGAAAAAAAGAAGTTGTGAATGATTCTCTAGAAATTCCAACACGAGACGCGCTAGGAAGACTTTCAATTTACTCTATGAATGAAGCTTCTCAATCAGCCCTTCGTAGACGATTAGCAAGTAGTAATGTACCTCATGCTGAAAAGCAAAGAGCCCAAGCTAATTTAAATATAAAAGATAAAGATTCAGCTAGAAGAGCTGAAGCTACGGCTGGAGATCCTGAGACACCTTTGGATGTAGCGGTAAGAGCAGGGGATGCCATGGGTAAGAAGCCAACGCCACCTCCTCAAAAGCAAAGAGTACTAACTCCAGCTGATAAGGCTAATGCTAATACAAATGCTCCGAAGTGGATTAAGAAGAAAACTGAGGAGCACGAACAAGAGCAAGCTCTAGGTAGGGAGGCGGATAGAAGGGCTGATGCAAGAGGTATGACTGACAGACAAAGCCATCTCGACGAACCTAGATAATACGGTATCTAATCCCATTAAAAAACCCTACTAACGATTTTACTCTTAGTAGGGTTTTTGCTTTTAGTAGATTATTTAACTGTCTTGAGCTATATCTTTAATTTCTTTCTTATTAAGTTGCTTAGGCATTTTACCTTTATTCTTTGCTAATTGCTTCTTAGTAAGTTTATGACCTCTAGCTTTCATCTTAAGTTCTTGTGTTTTTGGATGACCTGGCTTAGCACCTTTAAGTACGTGGTCTAAGTCCGCTGTTTTACCTTCACCTCTTTTACCCACTGGAACTCTATCTCCTGACTTTGCGGCTTCTCCTTGAGCTCCTACTGCAGTGTCTTGGGCATTCTCTGGCTCTTCATCCTCTATAGCATCCAATTCTTTATCAGAAGGACCTTCTTCATTAATATTAGATACTACAGACTTAAGAGACTCTAGAAGATTTACTAGACTTTTTTCAAGATTTGTAACACGCTCTTCCATAGGGTCTACTGACTCTGTAAGAGATTTTTCTTCTTCAGCGTGATCTTCTAGTTTCTGAGATTTAGGTTGTGGGGATTTAGGGGCTTTCCAAGCATTACCTATACTCTTAGGAACTCCGAAGGTATCCATAGATTTAGCATGCTTTTCTACAGCCTTCTCTGCCTCCTCGCAGGATTGGTGTTTTACTAAGTCTTCATCGTTGCCATAGATATTCTCCATGAGCGAGTTTACAAATTTTGGGTCTACTGGGTTCATAATGTTTTCCTAATTTATATATGGTTCTAGAAAACCTCACTAATCGAAAACCATAGATAATATGAGATGTATACAACCGAACCATTTCAGATAGAGGGAGATGATATCATTCTTGGTATTTTCGGAACCTCTACATTCATTAACGCTAAAAAAGGAGAAGGACGAGAAATTCGAACTGCTGCTATACAGCAGATTGTACAAGTTTTAAGATCAATTAATCCTAAATTAGTGTATATTATTCCATCAGCAGGGGTATCCTTACATTTAACAACAATTTTAGATTATCTTAGAATACCCTTTATTATGGTAAGTCCTAGTAAAGGACATTTTAATAGATTTAACAAAAAAAATAAAGTTCTTCTTAAAAGAGCAGTTCAAGAATGTAAATCCCTAATAGTTATAAATAATATTCAAGCCAATATGCTTAATTACTTAAAATTAGAACAATTATCTGAAGACTTTATTATTGATAGATCGGATTTAATATTATCTGTTTATGGTAGTTTCAAAACTAGTAAGGAAGAAAAGATACACGAAAAGTTAAATGAGATTAAAAAAGACGTAATATTTCTAAATTACTCTAATTAAGACCTATAGGAAATTTAGTCCATAATCTAGCTTTTAATGCTTCTTTATTTGCGTGCCAAGAACCTTTACCTGCAGTCTCCCCTATAGACCTGTGAAAAATCTGCAGGGGTATAGTGTAGTTATCCATATTACGCATATGAGCCTGTAAAGTATAGTACATATCGTAAAAATCCCAATTACCTTGAAAATCATCGGGTTTAGATAATTTTATAGTACGTAAGGTACTTCCTTTACACGCAAGAAAAACTCCATCTAAAGCTACTACCCTTCCCGTAGACCCATAGTGCGTAGATTGCATATTCATCAAAGTAGTTCCATGATATACAGACCCTGATAAATGCTGTTGTCCAGGGTGTTGCATCCCATCCCACCATACACAAGATTCTTGGAATATTCTAGTTCCTGCAACTCCAAGGAAACCAATTTTATTTTTTTGTAAAAAACCTTCTATTATACTGTTGAAGTCCTCTGGATTGGTAAGTATATGAATATCGTCATGGCACATAACCACGTAGTCTTTTGCAGATACCTCTGCCTTATCAATACCTTTTTCGTAGGCTTCAAATATACTAGAACATCCATCCATAACATAAAGTTCCCAACCTGCTTTCTCAAAGTAGTTTACGAGAGGACGAGGTATAGATGGAGTTTTAGAAGGAATAAGTACGATTTTTCTCATATGTATATAAATTATGGTCAGTAAGCAAGATATAGTCGATGAAATACAAAGGTGTTCGGAATCTCCCGAATACTTTATTAAAACCTATGTAAATATTGAGCATCCTATTAAAGGGATAATTCCTTTTAATTTGTATAATTTTCAGACAAGAATTTTAAATGAAGTTCATGAAGAGCGTTTTAATATCCTTAGAAAATTTAGACAGGCTGGAGCTACTACACTTTGTGCCGCTTATTCATTGTGGTCTATTATATTTAAAGAAAATCATAATGTAATGGTAGTGTCCATTGGTGACCGTGAATCTACTGCTTTCTTAAGAAGAGTTAAACTTATGTATGATGACCTGCCATTATGGCTAAAACCTAATATATTAGCTAAAAACGCTCATAAGCTACATTTAACCACGGGCAGCCGTGTAATGTCTCAACCTGCGGGTGCGGGTCGAGGAGAATCTGTATCTCATCTGATTGTGGACGAAGCTGCGTTTATTGATAAGATGCGAGAGTTCTGGGCTGCTGTATATCCTACAATTGCTACCGGTGGTAAAGCTACTCTAATCTCTACTGTAAATGGAATGTCTAATTTATATTACGAACTGTATCGAGATGCGGTTGACGACCTAAATGATTTTAATCCGATTGATATTCATTGGAGGGAGCATCCTGAGTATACTGACGAATGGTATAGGAAGAATTATCCTATTATTGGAGCTAGAATGTTTGAGCAGGAATTTGAATGTTCCTTTCTAGGTACTGGAGATACATTTATAGATAGAGATACTTTAAAAAGATTGAATGCTACTCACGTAGGTGAGTACAGTGTAAGGACTTCCGGGCATCTAAGGATTTGGAAGCACCCAGACCCTTATGCAGAATATATTTTAGCCGCAGATGCTTCATATGGAAGAGGTAAAGATTATTCAGCATTTCACGTTATTAACCTGTATAACGGAGAGCAAGTAGCTGAATTTTATTCAAATAAAACAGCTTTAGCGGAATTTGCGAGAGCTATTAGCGATGTGGGAAATGATTATAATTTAGCTCATGTTGTAGTAGAGAGAAACGGTCTAGGCATACCTCTTATTCAAGAATTATTCGAAAGACTTGAATATGAAAATATTTGGATGGATGAAAAGCAAGAATTTGGATTTCAAATGTCCACACAGGCAAGAGAAAAAGTTCTAAGCTTTTTAGATGAAGCTTTACGTACTTCTAGATTTAGAATTAACTCGGAACGAACAGTAGATGAGTTAAATACATTTATTATTACCGATACAGGTAAGATTGAAGCTGACAAAGGATATCACGATGACTTGGTTATGAGTTTAGGATTGGCGGCTTTAGTATCTGTAGATTTATCTACAGGACTCCCTCCTGAGATGGGTAAGGGAGAGGAAAAGGAAACAAAACAAGAAATACCTAATATGGTAAGGGTATCTAATAATAGTGAGACACACGAGGACACATCATGGCTTCTGAAATAGACAAGGATCAAAATTTAAACGAATCGATTACATCATTCCCTAACCCTAATAATACGGGACAGTTGAATGCGGCAACTGGGAAATCATCAGGATTTTTCGGTAAGTTCTTTTCCACCCGGGGAAGAAAACCAAAGCGCGGTGGGAGACTAGCTGGTGATACTATTAAAGCTACTGATTTATTTTCAGATCTTCCTGGAATCGGTATCAGTAAAGGTATGGTCCATATGCCTCAAATTGAGTACGATAAAAAGAAGAGGTACGGTGATTATGAGAAGATGGACGAATATCCAGAGATTGGAGCCGCATTAGATATTTACGCAGATGATGGAACTCAAAAACACCTAAATGGAGATATTCTCCATATAAATTCAGGAAGCCAAGCGATTAAAATTGAAGTAGAAAATTTTATAAAAAATACAAATCTAAAAACATATATCTGGGATATCTTTAGAAATGTTGCGAAATATGGAGATTGTTTTGTAGAGAATATTGTGGATTTGAATAATACTAGCGCGGGCATACAAAGACTTAAAATTCTAAATCCTAATTATGTTACCAGAGTAGAAAATCAGTATGGATATCTTCAAAAGTTTATGCAAGAGGTTCCTGATATTCGTTCTGGTGGAGGTATGATGGATGCTAATAATACCACGAACGGCTCCGGTAAATTTTTAGATCTTAATAAAGATCAAATTTCACACTTCCGTATCCACACATCAGACCCTAATTTTTACCCATACGGTAAATCTATTGTGTTCCCAGCTATTAATGCTTGGAGATCTTTAAAGCTTATGGAAGATGCTATGCTAATCTATAGACTAGCTAGAGCTCCTGAGCGTCGTGTATTTTATGTGGATACTGGTAATCTCCCTACATCTAAAGTAGAGATGTTCATGGAACGTCTTAAGCAGAAGTTTAAGAAAGAGAAATTCTTTGATCCTACCTCTGGTAAGATTAACGAGCGTTATAATCCTTTGTCAACCGACGAAGACTTCTTTGTACCTGTAAAAGGTAAAGGAAATGGTACTAAAATCGAAACTCTACCTGGAGCTCAAAATCTAGGTGAGACAGACGATGTTAAGTACTTCCGTGATAAACTTCTAGCAGCCCTTAAAGTCCCACAAGACTTTATTGTAGAGAAAGAACAATCTCCTGAGCGCAAATCTAACTTATCTCAGCTT